CCAAGCAGGCCGCAACGCTGGAATGCCCGCGCTGCGGCGCGCAGCACGTGGAGACCGACAAGGTCTGGATGAATGCCCGGGGCGCGATGGTCGCACCGGGGCAGCAGGTGACGCTCAAGGACGACGCGGCGCATGTCACGGGCGCGCCGGCTGACAGCTCGACGCTGTCGATGTGGACATCGGGGCTCTGCTCGCCTTTTGTGACTTGGGGCCAGCGCGCGGAAACCTATCTGACGGCGCTGCAGTCGGGCGATCACGACCGCATCCAGACCGCGATGAATGCGGGTTTTGGCGAATGCTACGCCATGACGGCCTCGGGCGATGTGCCGGACTGGCAAGAAATCATGGAACGCCGCCAGCCCTACCGGTCGGGCGATGTCCCCGCGGGCGGGTTGCGCCTCGTGATGGGCGTGGACGTTCAGAAGTTTAGTCTGGTCTATGTGATCCGGGCCTTCGGGGCGCGGGGCACGTCCTGGCTGATCGAAAATGGCCATCTTTACGGGCCCACGGAAGATGACGATGTCTGGTCGGCGCTAGCGGATCTGATGCTGACGCCGGTGGGCGGGATGCAGATCGAGAAGGTGTTTATTGACTCCGGGTTCCGGCCGGACAAGCCGGAGCTTGGAAATGAGCACAAGGTCTATGAGTTCTGCCGCCGTTACAGTTGGCTGTGCGCCCCGACGAAGGGGAAAGATGTCCAGAGCCCGCCATATCGGGTCTCAAAAATCGAGGTGAAGCCCGACGGCAAAAAAGCGCTCTATTCCATCGATTTGGTGACGCTCTCGACGGATTTCTTCAAATCGCTGGTAATGTCGCGCATTCGCACGCCGGCGGATCAGCCTGGGGCGTTTCATGTGCATGAGGCGGTGTCGGAGGATTACTGCAAGCAGCTGACCTCGGAGGCGCGGGTCGTGGTCGAGGGCAAGCCCGTCTGGGTGAAACGCTCGCGAAACAACCACTTTCTCGATTGCGAGGCCCTCTGCGCGGCCATTGGCTACACGCTGAACGTCCAGCGGATCCCGGAAGGGATCGAACGCAAGACTTCGATCGAGGCGGCCGTGCCCGACGGGCATGACCCAACCCGGGTGACAGCACCTGAGCCTGATCAATCAAAGGCGCCGCCGCCGGCATCGCGCTCCTCCCCAGGTCGCGGCGGCAGCGGCGCACTGCGCGGGCGGTTTGCCCGCCATGGCAGCAGGCTGAATGGATAGCTCACATGTCTGTGATCGCAAAGTTGAAAGATCTGCTGTCCGAGGCACTGCCTCCGGCAGCGGGGCCGGAGGGGATGAACCTCCCCAGACCCTCCGGCAAATACCTGCGCGGCGGGCGGGGCGTGACCTTCGCCGGTTGGAAGCCGGCTTTGCGGGAAGCCCAAGATGATATCGGTGAGGCTTGGGACGATGCCGCCGCGCGGGTCAATGATCTCCTGCACAACAGCGGCTGGTTGGCCGGTGCGCTGGAGCAATGTGTCGCCAATACCGTCGGCATCGGTCTGCAGCTGAAAGCGCTGCCGGAGAACGAGACCTTTGGCATGACACCAGCCCAAGCGTCTGATTGGGCCAAGACGGTGGAGCGCCGGTTCGAGCTCTGGGCGCGCAGCGCGCAGGAGTGTGATATTCAGGGTCTGCGCACCTTCGGGCAAATGCAGGCAGCGGCCTTCCGCTCCTGGCTCATCACTGGCGAAATCTTGGCTGAGCTCCCGTGGCGCAAGCGACCGTGGAACCGCTACGGCACGAAAGTGCGCCTGCTGCCGCCACATCGCCTGTCGCGCAAGACGGAAAGTATGCGGCGGCTGATCAACGGGGTCTATACGGATGCCGATGGCATGCCGGTTGGCTACCGGGCGATCCGCAAGGACCTGTTCAAACACGATGTGGAATATGATGTGCGCGCGCGGGATGCCGCGGGGCGGCCGCGGGTGATCCACATTTTTGAGGGCGCACCCGGCACGCATCGCGGCATCTCGCCGATGGAGGCCTATATCGAGATGGTCGCGGGCTACTATGACGGCAGCACGCTGGACGTGGGCATAAATGGTCGCTTGGCCCACCTCTTTCCGGGGCAGGAGCTGAAGTTCCACACCAGCAATCACCCGTCATCGGATTACGCGGCATTTTCGATGCATCTGCTGCGCGAACTCGCGCGCTGCCTGGGGCTGACCTACGAGAGCGCCACAGGCGACAATGTCGGCGCGACTTATTCTTCGCTGCAAGCGGCGACCACGGAGATATTCGCGATCACGAAAGCCCGGCGCCGCAATATCATGGCGCCGTTCTGCCAGCCGATTTACGAGGCCTGGCTCGAGGAAGAGATTGAAGCGGGAACCCTGCCGTTTCCGGGTGGGATGGACGGGTTCATGGCCAATCGCACGGCTGCGTGCCGCGCCGAATGGCGGGGCGACCCGCGTCCGCAGGCTGATGATCTGAAGAAGGCCAAGGCCCATGAGGTCTGGAAGCGGCTCGGCGTGATGTCGGATGCGATGATCTGCACCGATCTCGGGGCGGATGTGGACGATGTCTATCAGCAACTGGCCCAGGAACAGGCGCTCAGAGCGGAATACGGGCTGCCCGAGCCGCAGATGATGGGGGCTCACGGCGGTGGTCCTGCCGCGGCTGACGAGACAAGCGAAGAGGCTGAGGCATGACGATCCCCATTGATGAGGCCGATCCCTGCGCCGCCGCTGCCAGTCTGCGGCAGGTCTATGTAAGGCTTGTTGCCGGTGAATGCGCCATGGAGGTGCGGTTCCGGGCCGGATCAAACGGGGTGGAACGGTCGGTGACCTATCACCGGGCGCATCCCGATCGGCTGCTCACGGTCATTCGCGGCTTTGAAGAGCAATGCGCCCAGCTGAAGGGCCGCGGCCCGCGGCGGTTTGCGATTGGCACAGGAGGGGTAAGGTGACGGAACCGCCCAAGATCAAACAGACGGCCATCGCTGAAGTGGGACCGTCTCTTGCGCAGATTGCGGGACGCGTTCTGAACCGACCACTGCTTCTGCACCCGGACAAGGCCGATCTCATCCTGCATGTGCTGCAGGGACGGATTGGCATTGATCCGCTGCAAGACATCACGCCGGAGAGCAACCGGTTCGTTGGCACATACCGCCGCGACAATGGCAGCGTGGGGTCCATGCGCGTGGAAAACGGCGTGGCGATCCTGCCGATCGTGGGCAGCCTCGTGAACCGCGGCGCCTGGATCGGGGCCAGTTCGGGTCTTGTGTCCTATGAGGGGATTGCCGCACAGTTGCGTGAGGCGGAAGCTGATCCGGATGTGCGAGCGGTGCTCTTGGATATCGACAGTCCCGGTGGCGAGGCCACGGGCATGTTTGCCACGGCCAAGCTGGTCAGCGCGGTCAATAAGAGCAAACCTGTCGTGGCCTTCGTCAATGATGTGGCGGCTTCCGCTGCCTATGGCATCGCGAGCGCGGCATCGGAAATCATCGTGTCGCCCACCTCGATGGTGGGATCGATCGGCGTGGTGCTGACCCATCTCGATCGATCGGGGGAACTGGAAGACCGCGGCGTCAAGCCGACGCTCATTCATGCAGGCGCCCACAAGGTGGATGGCCATCCGTTTGGACCGCTGTCGGACGCCGTGCGCGCCGACCTGCAGGCGGAGGTTATGAAAATCTACGACCAGTTCGTCGGTCTCGTGGCCGAGGGCCGCGCGGGCCGGATCAGTTCTGAGACCATCCGGGCGACAGAAGCCCGGACTTATCTCGGCGCCGATGCCATCGCCCAGGGCCTCGCCGATCGCATGGCGAGCCTCGACGAGGTCATTGCAACGCTGTCCCAACCGCCCTCCGGGGCAAGACCCCAGAGAAAAGGAGGACCTATGACCAAAACCACTCAAAGTGAGGCGCCCGCGAGTGACGTCGCTGCCATCAGCCCCGCAGATTTACAGACGGCCGTCGAGGCCGCCCGGACGGAAGCCCATGCAACTGGTGTCACTGTCGGTAAGGAATTGGCCACAGCGCGGATCAAAGCCATTCTGACCGCACCGGAAACGGAAGGTCGGGAGGCGCAAGCCTTGGTGCTGGCGCTCGAGACCGAGATGACGGTGGCCGACGCGGCCAAAGTACTCGCAGCCTCGCCGAAAGCCATTACGTCAGCTTCCATCGCCGACCGCGCTGCGCAAGAGGCTGAACTTGGCGCCGAAACCCCAGCGGATCACCGCAACCGCGCCGAGCGCAGTGCAGCTGGGTGGACCAAAGCTGTCACCAATGCCAACGCCCGGTTCGGCTGACATGCGATCTATGCAGGATAAGGACATCCCATCATGACCGTTCTCATCGAAGGCCGCCATCCCGGCGAATTCCTGATGACCGAGGCCAATGGCCAGCGCTCGCGGGAAAACATCACCATTGCCAGCGGCGCGGGTATCATCGCCCGGGGCACGGTGCTTGGCAAAATCACAGCAAGCGGCAAATATCTGGCCAGTGCCGTTGGCGCGACCGATGGCAGCCAGACCGCCGCGGCGATTGCGCTCTACGGCTGCGATGCCACGGCCAATGATGTTGGCATTGCCGCCATCACTCGGGATGCCGAGGTCAACGGCAAGATCCTGACCTATCATCCCGACCGGGATCAGGCGGCAGAAAAGGCCGCGGCCCAAGCCGATCTTGCGGCGGTCGGCATTATCGTTCGGTAACCACCGCCAAAGCCGCCCCACCCAATTTTGTAATCGATCCCCTGCGCCCTCGGGCTGCAGGGCGATCCCGCGTGGCCATGAACTGGCGCGCCGACGCAATAAAGGACCTCCCATGTCGATCCTCAACATCTTCAGTCAGGACGCCTTCAGCGTCATGCGCCTCACGGATGCGCTTCGTGAGATCAAATACACCCCCTCCCGTATCGGGCATGGGGCTGTTCCAGACCACCAGCATCGACACGCTCGACATCGCGATCGAGAAGGACAAAGAGCAGAACCGGATGCTGGTCTCGGCGAGCCCCCGTGGCGGCCCGGGCCAGACCTTCGACAAATCGAAGCGTGCGGTGCGCATGCTGAAGGTGCCGCATTTCCAAGTGGATGATGCGATCTATGCCGACGAGGTCCAGCAGGTCCGCGCCTTCGGCCAGGAAGTGGCGGTCGAGCGGCTGCAGCAGAAAATCGCGGACCGTGCAGCCGAAGCGAGCCAGTTCTTCGCATTGACCGAGGAATACCACCGTCTGAACATCCTCAAGACCGGCCAGCTTCTCGATGCCGATGGCTCGGTGCTTTTTGATTATTTCACCGAGTTCGGCGAAAGTCAGCAGGCGGTGGTCGATTTTGACCTCGACAATGCCAGTGCCACCGACGGTGCGCTCCGCAAGAAATGCGCCGGCGTCATCCGCCAGATGGCGGGCATTCTTGACGGTCTGCCCTACACGGGCATCATGGCGCTCTGCGGCGATGCCTTCTTCGACGACCTGATCGCCCATCCGGAAGTGCGCGAGACCTACAAGGGCTATGCCGACGCCGCCTCGCTGCGCAACGCCTATATCAATTCCGGGAACTCTGGCATCTACGGTGCCTTCGAGTTCGGCGGCATCACCTGGATGAACTATCGCGGCGGCCAAAATGTCGGCATCGACACAGACAAGTGCCACCTCGTGCCCTCGGGCGTGCCGGGGCTTTTCCGCACCGTCTATGCGCCGGCCGACTATATTGAAACGGTCAACACCCCCGGCCAGCGGCTCTATGGCAAACAGTGGGAAATGCAGAACGGCAAAGGCGTGAACCTCGAATTCCAGATGAACGCGCTGCTGTATTGCACACGCCCGCGGGTCCTGATCCCCGGCAAGCGGACATAGTGTCAAAGATATCTAACACTTGCCGCAGCGCAGCAACATGATGTCACGTCAAGGTTATTCACCCTTGACACCCAAATGTTACAAACGGACGCTTTTGATAGCACGCCTACCGCAGCGACAAAATATATCTCAATATCAATGCGTTATGGATTGCCTATTTTTTAGGCATTTCGACAAAAGTACCCGTATAATGGGGATTTAGCCTGCCCCATACAGCCAACTCCACAGAGTTATCCCCAGATTCTGTGAGTGCAATAGCGCTTGCCTTTCACCGGGCGGTGGTGGCTGGCGCCGACTCAGGATGCGGCTTGGGATACTTCCATGAACAGGACCGAGAATACCCCCTTTTGAGGACTTTGATGCGGCTGCCTCAGCTGTGCTGTCCCGTGTCTTTGCCGAACCCGCCCGTTTTATCCCTCGTGTGTCGTCACAATACGCGGTGCGCGCCAGCGACCCTGACCGTCCCGAGGTGGCCGTCACCGGGGTCTTCTCTGCGGGCGCAGCCCAGCAGGGGCTCGATGGACAGGCTGGTGGGTTTTCTGGTGGGACACAGGTGACATCAAGTTCTGCCACATTCTGGATCGCAAAAGCGCAGGCAGATGCTCTGACAGCGCTACCCACCAAGGGCGATGCGATCTGCCTCACCAACCGCGCAGGCCAGCCGCGCTATGGGATCAGCGCCGTGCAGAACACGGATATGGGGGATATCACCCTCATTCTTGTTCGGGAGGAGGATGACATATGAGCCTGACGCGTATGGTTATGCGGCTCTCAGCCGCCCGCGCGGTTCGGGACAAGACGCTGGCTGGCCCACGGGTCTTTGACAGTGCGGTCGACCCGATCGACCAGACCATCGCCGAGAACCGTCAGCCGCTGATCGTGGTGACCACGGATGAGTACGCGCTCGCAGTCACTGGCCGCGATCTCGTCTCAGGAGGCCACCAGTGCGATCTTGTGATCGAGATTGCGATCGCTTCGCGGGTCGACGTGCCAGCCGCGGACGGGCAAGGCGGCCAGATCACGATCGCCATCCCACATACGGATGAGGGGATGGAACTGACACTGGACATCATGGAGCATCAGATCGCCGCCGCACTGATGACGGACGACGGCGCGTGGTCGCGCGCCTGGATGATGTTGGTTCCGCGCGTGACGCGGAGCTTGTCGCGTCGTGGAGCCTCAGCGGAAAACGGCGTGCGGTTTGCGGCCCGGCAGATCGTGCTGACCTGCGATCTCGTTGATACGCCGGTGGCTGGTGGCACGATTGCGCCAAACACCGCCTGGGGCAACATCCTTGCTCTGATGGCAGCAGACCCTGATTTGGCGCGCATCGCGGGTCTCCTGCGCACAGAGATCGAGGGCAACCCACGCGTCGATTGGCGCCGCGCTGCCGCAGAACTGGGCATTTCACTGGAGAGCGCTGATCAAATAGGCATCGGCCCCGTGCTGGATCTTGAGGATGATCCGGAAGCGCTGGAGCAGGTCACCATCGATGGCGGGGGATTTGATCTGATCATCCCCCCGGAGGACCCCTGACATGGCGGTCCGAGAGCTTGTGGAACTGGTGGCCCGCGTCACCGATCTTGAGCGCCGCGTCTCTGGCCTGCTGCGCCATGGTCGGGTCGCGGAGATTGATATGGCGATGTTCCGGGTCCGGCTGGACCTTGGCCCGGCTCACGGAGCTGGTGGACGGTTCCTGTCGCCTTGGGTGCCTTATGCCCAGCACGCAGGCGCGCTGCGGGTTCACACACCGCCGGAGATCGGACAGCAATTCACGATTGTTTCGCCGACGGGCGACTTTCAGCAGGCGGTCGCCGTACCGCTGCACTGGTCTTCAACCGTGCCCGCCCCATCGGACCGCAACGACGAAAACGTCCTGACCTATGGCGCGGTGCGGATCGAAGTCAGGGGTGACGAGGTTGTCTTTCGTGTTGATGGGACCACGGTCACGATCAACGGCAGCGGCGTTCAGATTGATGGGCGGCTGCATGTCAAAGAGACGATCAAGGCGGAGGGCGACATTCAGGGAGCAAAGGTTGGACCCGTTGGGCCAGCCTCCGCCGCAACCGTTTCCGGTCCGGGCGGGACGGGATCAGACCAGGTGCCCGCACGGGTGCCCGGGACATAAGCAAGGAGGACGCCATGCCGCGTTACGCCATCACAGAACAGGCCGGCCGATTTGTGGCCGGCCAGAACAACACCGGCGTCGGCACCGTGCTGACGCTGACCGAAAAACAAGCCGAGCACGAGCTGCGGCTTGGGACTTTGCGCGCACTGAATGCGATCGGCTCAAAATCTGAAGCAGCCAGTGATAGCGCCCCGTCACTCCCAGCCAATGCAGAGACAAAGCCAATAGGTAGAGGCAAAACGCGCGGCAACGCGACAGAACAACAAGGGGGTTAAGCCTCTTCTGAGTGCGTGGGCCGGGAGGATTTGAACACAGGCTCTTGGCGGATGGTCTTCTTTCGCGGGATCGGCGCTGTCGGTTCCTCACAGTTTGGGCAAGTCTCATCCGACGCTCGGAGTGACACGCCACAATATGTGCAGTTTGCCATTGCTGATTGGCCCATCCGAGATTCTCCAGATCCAGTCTGGCGCCCGATGTGCCTCAATCCAATTGCCTGAGCAATCTGGGACGACATACATGTTACCAAAATACACCAGCCCTTCGGTCGGCCTCAACGCGGCCACCGGCGGTGTACTGGAGGGCTGGCCGCACGTCGTCCAAAGTCTGCAGGACATCTTCACCACGCGGTTTGGCAAACGCGGATCATGCGCGAGTGGTACGGGTCGTTTGTGCCAAACCTGCTGGGGCGCACCATCACGCCCAACGAAGTCACCCCGTGGTTTGCGGCCGTAACCTCCGCCATCGAGCAGTGGGAGCCCCGCTACCGCGTCACCCGTATCCAGATCGTCGAGGTGACCCGCGACGGCCAGCTGCACTTTTTCCTGGAGGGTCAGTACCGGCCAAGGGCAACCTATGGCGATTTCACGGTTGAGGGTGCACGACGCATCGACGCCTATACGAACCCGGACGGGGTGCTGATCGAGGAGCGGACCGAACCCGGCCTGTAGATAGATTTGGCGCAATTGCGCTGTATTCCTGATTTTTGATCGAGTTATGCCCATGAGCCGTTTCACCGCCATCAACCTGTCGGGCCTGACGCCACCAGACGTGATCGAGACGCTGGACTATGAAGCGATCGTCTCGGAGATGCGCGATGACCTCGTGGCACGGTTCCCGGCCATTGAGGGCGTGATCGACCTCGAAAGCGAACCGGCGCGCAAGCTGATTGAGGCGTTCGCCTATCGCGAGATGCTGCTGCGCGCCCGGATCAACGACGCGGCGCGCTCCGTCCTTCTGGCGTCCTCCTACGGGTCCAATCTCGACCATCTGGCTGCGCTCTTTGCCACGGCCCGGATGCAGATCGAGGACGCAACCGGCGCGCTGGTTGCGGAAGATGACGCGCGCCTGCGCCGGCGTGTGCAGCTGGCTCCGGAGGCCTTCTCGGTAGCCGGCCCCGCGGGCGCCTATATCTACCATGCGCTCTCTGCTGCCCCATGGGCGCGGGACGCGACGGCGATCATGACACAGCCCGGCCGGGTGCGGGTGACCATCTTGCGCGAGGGGGCCGACCCGATCCCGAACCTTGCGGAGCGCGAAGCTGTTCGTTTGTCGCTCATCGAGAACGACGTGCGTCCGCTGACCGATATGGTGGAGGTTCTGGGCCCAGAGGTCCGCCGCACCGAGATCACCGCCACCCTGACCCTCTACCCGGGCCCCGATGGCTCCGTGGTGCGCGAGCGCGCGCTGGCGGCTGTTTCGGAATGGGTCGAAGCGAACCGCATGCTGGGCATGAACCTGCGCCGATCGGCACTCTTCTCGAAGCTGCACCAAGAGGGCGTGCATTCCGTCGAGCTGGCGTCGCCGGCAGAGGGCATCGTTCTGGGTCCAACCGAGGTCTACACGATCG